CCGTTATGACACCACATGGACCTCACCACCTTTTTTTACGAATTCACAGAAAGTTCAATTTTCTTCCACAACTTTTCCATAAGTGCGTTGTAATAGCTTTTATACGCCCAAAACGGATATATGAGAAGAAAACTGGAAGAGTTGTTCTGTGATCGTTGAAAAAGGAGGCTATACGGCGAGGGACGGATACAAATAAAAAAGCGGAGTCAAGGCGCCTGCCCAGGGTCAGGCAGCCTTGATCTCCATTAAAAAAAAGAAAGCGGCTGGGAAATGTATCGTGCGAGGAAAGCAAAACCATACCGCTTTCTGATATCGTGATGAAATGTTTGGGGGATTTCGCACAATACATTTTTTGCCAGCCTTTAGAATGATAGTTTTCGGGTATCTTCTAAGGCTGGATTCCGATTTTCCCTAAGTTAAGTATTTTCTCCGTCGGAAAATATCAAAACTTATTGAAAATTCAGCATAACATAGCTTATCGGAACTTAGACCTTAAAAAAAATGAAAACTTTTCTTTGCCGTTTTAATTTTACCACAAACAGGAAATTATGTCAATACCTATTTGAAAAATAATTCAACAAAAATAAATTGAGAAATATATCGACGGAAAATATCATTAAATAAAATATTGCATGATAAATTATTTTTTAAAGGTGGTGAATTAAATGGAAAATATTGAGCAGGAAGAAAACAAAATGCCCGTAGTACCCATGGAAGACAGATTGCGCTTTATCCTTGGAATGAGGATTCACGCGGCCCGGAGAAAGCTCGGGATCAGCCAAATTGAGTTCGGCAGAAAAATGAAAACAAGCAACGTGACTATATGCCGCTGGGAGACCGGGAAAATAGATCCGAGCGCCTTGCAACTTTGGAAAATATCGAAACTTGTAAAACAGGACATTAACTGGTTCTATGAGCCTTGACATTTTCAGCCGCGAAATATATACTCAATCTACCCCTGCGCGCGCCCGCGTACCATAAAATGAGTGTTTACCGTACGCGCACACGCACGTACACGCGCGCATAGGTGTATTATATAATAAAGACTCTATACCAGTAGTTTCTGTGGTTCTTATATGCTGCCGTTGACTTTGACTTAAAAGACTTACAGAGTTGGCTTGCAGATCGGCGTCATGGCGAAGCCAGCCGATATGCTGACCCGTTCGACGGGGCATATAGATGTAGTTTTTTCTTTGCTTCTTTCTTTTTGTTGGGTGACAGTGATTGTGAAAGGGAGGTAGTTATGTGCAAGATTCTCGCAGTTGTTCTATTCTGTTCTGTTTTGTTCTGTGGATGTGACCAGCTCAAGGGTTCCAAAGGAGAGAAGGGAGATTCAGGTACATCAAGTGTTCCTACTATTGCAAATTATACTGGCACTCCTTCCGCTAATCCGCATGCTGTTTCAATACCAGCATTTACGGGTGGAGCAAACCAAGTAGTTTTAGTATATTTGATTTTTCCAAATAATTCTGCTGCGATGAGTTTACCTTATGCATCGTCTATTATGAGTCATTATTATCTTTTAGTCGTTAATAAAGTTGTTTTTGGAACGGAAGCCTTATCTGGATCAGCGAATAGTCCCGAGAAAGCATTGTATGATACTTCGTGTGGCGGGCAATGTTCTTACGGGGTCAAAGTTTTAACATTTCCTTCAGCTCAGATGGCATCAGAATACAAATCAAAACAAAGAATAATAAATTCGGATTATGGAAAATTAATTTACGGAGATTAATTAATTTCCCTCGTAAATACTTCTCGCATTTTCGAGCGCTGGCGTAAGCTGTTCGAGCGCGACCTTTGCTTTCATATCTTTCACCCGTTTCCTCGCGGTCGCGTACCGGGACAGGAATATCGCGGCGAGTTGTCTTTTGTCTCCAGGCTTCGCGGCAGCGATAACGTCAGCCAGGTCCTTCAGCGGCATAGTCTGAGCCGAACGCTTCAGGTAGGTGTCATTGTTCGGGGACATGATGTTCCTGCCCTGCTTGTTCGATATAAGGCCATCCTGTACAGCCTTGATAATCTCTTCTCTGGCTCCGGGTTTACCTGCAAGGAAATGTGCTCTCAGCGTCTTGATAGGCTCCTTGCTCATATCCTCGTTGGAATAGGTCTGCAAGCCCACGCCGAACGCACCCAGTGCGCTCAGGGGCAAGAGTTTCGGGTTATCTTTGGCGATCTCCACGGCATCGGCTATCACCATGGGTACGAACCTGTCGCGTACTTCTTTCCATACGGTGAAATCTTCGCCTATCGAAGTCGTACCACGCGCAAGGCCGGTAGCAAACGACATGATCGGAGATTCTTTCGATTCAAAGAACCTGGTTACCAAATCAAGACGTGTCAGTGGCCTGAATCCCTCACCGAGAACTATCTGCTTGCCCGGTAGCGTCGTGCTTATCATCTTACCGCTTATGAGCTGAGAAGCGAGTTTGACGTATTGCTGAAATCCACCCATCATGTCAAGCCGAGTATTCCCCACCTTAATTTTTCCGAAGTCTGCGCTTCGCGGATCTCCCACAATATCAGCTCCCGCGAGCTTCCCGAGCCCGATAGTCGTACCTATCACCGAAGAGAACGCCAGGAGCGACTTGAGCGCTTCCTTGCGAACGAACGGGTCAGCCTTGATATAGTATCCAGGATTCAAAAGAGTCAGGCGTGACGCCACAAGGCGCGGAGAGAATATCGCTGCGTTGAGCAAGGGAGCCGCTCTCTCAAAAGAGCCAGTAAGATTACCTCTACCCGTACCGGCATTCACGAAGTTTGCTATCTCTTTGACAAGCTGTGCATCGTTGCGCGGATCGCGTCCCATGATCTCAGCTTTCGTCACCAGGTCCTCGAATACGTCAGCTCTCAGCTTGTTCAGGAACCCTGAGTATGCGCGCCCTGAAGCCCGGACGCCACGGCCCAGGAGAGGTATCTTCTCGGCCCAGCTCGACATGAACTTTTCTTCGCGGGCAGACATACCAGCTTCCATATCTGTCAGCGCGAGCTTTGACTGCTGCATAAGGTCATACGTCGGCTTCCGTGAAATATCTTCGTTGATAGCCCTGTACCCGTCCTCACTTGCAAAAGCCTTGAACTGTTTCGCAAATGACGGAAGGAACTGTTTCGGTCTACCGATAAAAAATACACCTTGCCGTAGCGGTGCCGAAAAGTCGAACGATGCCATCAGCGCCCGCGGTACGTTCGCTATCTGAAGCCCGGCATCACTGAACTTTTGGAACGTGCTGCGATGTTGCAAAAGCGTGTCTGTCAGCTCTTTCCCAAAAACATTGTTCAGAAGTTTCAACTCGCTCTCAACGGGTACTTGACCGCCGAACTCACCGAACATCTTTGCCAGGCCACGGCTTGCGCTTAACTGATCGAACTCGTTCAGAGAGCTGTCGCCTATCTTCTTGAAAAGGCTGTTGATATCTTCCTGGCTTACCTTTCCCCGGATAGATTCGTACTGAACCTTCGTCATTTCCCCCTTGAACTTTGAGAGACGGCCGTAGTATCCGGCTTCGCTCTCCAAAGGTACCTTCCGGGCCTCTGCCATCCTCTGCCCGCGCTCACGGGTGTATATCTGCTCCTGCTGGTTCCGAATGTCCCCTGCTTCCTTGAGAGCGCCTATGAGCTTCTGTTCAGGCGTCAATACAGGCTGCTGGGCGGCTTCAGGGGTCAATGGTGTGGGGGAGGCAGGAATAGGCTCTGGAATAGCCGGTTTCAGGGGTTCCACGGGCTTTACAGCGGTTCCCGGCATCCCTGCGGGCGCTTCGCCTGGTACTCGCGGGCCTACAATAGGCTCAGGCATGGCTATCTTTGGAGCATTGAATTTCGGTTTACGTGCGAACGCTCCACCGATTGCAAAGCTCTCGGCCAGCTCACGGGGGTCTTTCTTCGCCATCAGGCGCGCAGCAATCGTATCTACCGGGTTATCAATGACCTCTTTCACGTTCTTTGCGGCTTCGCTTGCGGGTATTCCGATAGCTACTGAGGATAGAGCATCTGCGGTCTTCGGAGAGAGTATCTTCTGCGCTACGGATGCGACTTTCTTGAACGGTTCTACTGCGGCAGAAACGGCAGGCTGTGTAACAGGTTCCGGCGCAGGAGTAGCAGCTTCAAATTCTACGCGGTCTTTGTATTCAGGATATTTGGCAACGATCTTCTCTGCAAGAATCTTATCGTCAACATCCTTGTATTCGGGATATTTCTCTTTGATCTTCGCGGAGAATTCGAGGTACGTTACCATTTTATATTCCTAATCCGAGGCTATCCTTCTTGACAGGCTTGGCTTGCTGCCGGGGACCGATCGGCGCGAGTTCTTCGAGCATTGAGGTATATGTTTCGTAATCTGCTTGTGCGGATGCTCTCTCTGTCTCACTGAAGCTGGTTATTATACGCTGATACGCCTGTTTCTGTAATGTTGCGAGTGCTTTGAACGAATTATCATTTGATTTCGCCCCTACAGCCAGCTTCTGATATTTCAAATACTGTTCCTTATAGTTTGCAAGATCAGCGGCTTTCTTTTCTCCGAGAGTGTTCCATTTTCTCGTCATCTTACCTTCGGAATCAATAGTAGTCTCTGAAGGAGTACCCGCGGGCAACTCCTGCTGAACAGTCGTATATCTGCCCGGAATAGGTTTTCCCTGCCTCACTGCTGATAGAATCTCGTTTTCCTGCTCCTGTGAAGGTCTTTGTGCCGCAAGTTTTAGCTCATTGCTCCGCGCCATCTGCTGAGTAAGCGAAAGAGGCGTAGCTTTCGGTATCTGCGGCGTTGCCGGTGCAACCGATTCAGGGGATGCCTGTTTCGCAAAGAAGTCACCAATACCTCCCGACATCGTGGTATCACCTGTAAGAGATAGCGGTGCGCTCACCGGGGCCTGCGGCTGGTACATTAACCGTCCTGAATCTATGGCTCTTGCAGTGCGCTCAGCAGCGAGTTTATTGATCTCATCCTGTTTCAGCTTCTCAGCCTGGCTGATGGCAAACACGTTCTTCCCCAGGTTCTCAAAGAAAGCTGCGAGTCCTACATTTTCTGCGTATCCGGGCATAATGTTCTCCTTCCATTTTAACTATAAGAGGCAAGTAACTGAGCCTGCTGATTCTTCGCTTGCTGTTCGGCAAGAAACTTCTGAAGACCCGCGCTATAGTTCATGTTCGCTATGTTCGCGCCAGTACCCGCTGCGCTCGTAGCAAGCCCGATTCCTGTACCAATCCTGCCACTTGCGATATTCGCGTAATTGCCGGTGATATCAGAGGTACTCTGGCCCAGGAGCCCGGCACGTGCTCCCGCAGGAAGCCCCATAGTAGCGGCACCAGCGTTGATTGTCTGCCCCGCAGTGGCGATATCCTTCCCCTGCTGTGTAACCTCAGCATCAGTGAGTTTTCCGCTCAGAAATGCGTTCAGTGAGGTGTCTACCGCGCTCTGGTACGGGTTTACATAGTTCAGGTTGCCACCGTAACCTGAAACGTCCATGCCACCGAGGACACCTCTCGCGGACTCTTTGGAAGCAAGCAGATCTTTGCGGTCCTGCTCGTCCTTCCATTTCTTGTATGCAAGCGATTCTCTGGAAAGCGCAGCCTGTTCTTCGGCAGCTTGTTTATTTCCCTGACCTCCCCAATACGAGCCTATGCCTCCGATTCCTGCTCCTATCAACGATAGTGTTACTGGATCAATAGCCATGATTTTCCTCCTGCTCCCTTAAATTAGTATATTAATTAGTCTTTGCTATCTTTTCGTTTTCTTATCTAACCTCACACAAATACAAATACAATGCCGTGTTACCTGCTGGCATAAATAAAGTTCCACCAGACGTTTTAACCCATAGGCTTAATATATGTGTTCCGGAAGAAACTGGATCAATAGTCATTCCACTAAATGTGAAATTTTGAACCAATGAATTTCCCGCGCTATCTATATACAATAGTCCATTTGAGCCGCCAAGACTCGCCCCATCCAATCTTATGTCAAAAAAATTGTCTTGCGCTGAAACTGAATTATTATAGCCGCTGTTCAAAACTCCATACAGTATTCGAGTATTACCACCCGTTGTTATTGTTGAGCTTGATCCTGCTACCATGACCCAACCTGTCGAACTAGTGTTAAATGACGCTATATTTGTACAAATTGAAGATGTTTGCTCATATGCCGTAGTCTGCGTAGTACCGTCATTGTAAGTAACCCCCTGCGTGAACGTGCTCGCTCCCGTTACGTTCAGCGTCCCCACGTTCAGCGCGGTAAACGTGCTCGGCGATACGGAGGTGAAATCCTTCGGAGCGGTCACCTGTTGCGTACTGGCAGACATCAGATCGCCGGTGTAGAGCGGATCTCCAGCGTTTACCAGATAATAAAAACTATCAACACGCGGGGAAGCAGTCCCAACTGTTCTATAAAAATCAATCTGCGTATTTATGTAGGCGCTGGCGTAAGATAAAAGCTCTGCGTTGCGAATATCAATGAAATCGAGCGTAGACCAATTATCACCGGAAGATGATAGCTGAATACGGTACGTTATGGATGAACCTGTGGGCTGATAGTCTGTCAGTACCGCTCGTCCCCAATGACTCAACGCGGTAGCCTGCATGGAAGACAAAACGCATGAATAGTGAGCACTTTCAATAAACGATACAGACTCACTATTCAGTATCGCCTTGACCGACGAATCGGTTCTCGATAGAGACGAAAATATAATCATGTAGGGGCCAACCGGCGAGGTGATCTTCTCTCCATTGACAAGGGGGAAAGACGAGTTTGTCGTCAAATTAAACGTACTCGTCGCCGTCACCGCATAATAGTTTGCGGTAGACCCGGTAGGCAGAGTTACGTCGGCAGAGAATATGTTCCACTCATCCCACGTAGGCCCCGCATTCAATACCTGGCTCTGCACCGAAGTAAAGTTGACAACCGACGCCGTATCGGGATATATCTTGAAAAGTAAATATTGCGTTGCGCTACCTGCCGGTCCATATGTTAATGGTTGCCATGTTCCGCTAACTAATTTTTCAAGGCCATTCCCGCCGGGTGGCGTACCATTGTTCCATCCATGTCGCGTGAAATACTGACCTCCTCCCACCGTGTTCGTCTCGATCAGAATATAGTATGTGTCATTTGCCGCCAGATAAGTGTTGAGCTGTATATTGATAGCATCATACGTCGGGTTCGCGCATGAAACATTTGAAGAGACGAGAATGTTCATGTCTTTATCTGTGATGGATATTTTCAAAGCTCCAGAGGCCACGAGAGGGAACCTGTACATATTCAAAACCGACATGGTAGAACTGATAGGAGGTATGAAGGATTCTCTCCGAGACACCGAAGAGAGATCTCCCCACACGCCATAACTGAGCGTGGAGACAGGATACTGAATAATTTGCCCGTCTATCATCGAAACGCTTCCACTGAGAGTAGTTGTGTCGGCGTTGTACAAAACACCCGCATTCCAATCTGCCACGCTGTCCTGTGTAATAGGATTTGTGGCGGCGATCATGCCTATTCCCGGCGACCATGTAGTCGAATCTATGTTCACCAGCGTCCCCGAAGAAAGGGTAAGGCCGACCTGTTGTACGTTCGCGTACTGAAGCAATGCGCTCTCCAGTGAATTTAAATGCAACTCAATCCCAGGATGAGGCAGTACACCTATTCCCGTAAGCTGCGAATGGTCGGTAATCGTGTTCGTGATAACACTATTGCCTGATACCGATATACCCGTGCCTGCCGTTACTGTAGGAGTGCTTGCTTGCAGCGATGCTATGGATGCCGTTATGCTCGCGGTAGACGTGGCAACATCAGATATGGTCTGATTCAATGAATTGAGTATCGTTCCCGTGCTTTCCTTAATGCTTGCCACATCGTCCTGCAAAACGCTTATTTGTTCGGTCGTGGCAAAGCTCAACGCAGAATATATCGTTGTTCCATCGGCGAGAATAATTCCCTTTCCCGGAGCAGTTTGATGTAATGTTCCTCTCAAGTATCCTGTGCTGTTACCGGAACCATCGGTACGCACAATCCATGGAGGATCAACCGCGAGGGCAACACTCGGAACGAATAAAAGAGAAATGAGCAGAAGTATTTTTTTCATCCTTGGCTCCAATCATCTGCGCCCGGCCCGAAGTACCATTCGCGGGCAGGGATGGTTTCATTGACTCCCCATGAACCTATAGCTATACCCGTGGGCCTTGTAGCTGTCGTCCAGTGACCACCGTGTATCTGCCATCCAAAAGGTGTATACTCTTCGTTTGCATGGAAATCGGTATTGTATCCGCTCGTACCGTATGACGGAAGCGCAGGACGAGTTGAGGTAGACCAGATATTTCCACCACCGGATGTCCCGCCACCACCTGTAGGCGCGCTTGTGGAATAATTCGCAGCGTTGAAAAGAATATCAAGCTGCCTATCCAGAAGAGCGATATCAGCCGGAGTGTCGAGTTTCTTGATATGTCCCATGCGTCTAATCATCGCTTGCCTCGTAACCGAGATCGTACTGTATTTCTGCAAGCTCTACACCCCACCGGGCGTCTGCAAGAGCCTGCCGGCATTTCACCATCATGAAGCGTCCGAGAACAATGCCGCTCAAAGTTTTTGAAAGCTCTCTGGTCACACCCGATGCCGGTATCGTAATATCCGTCCACGTAGCTCCGTTATCGGTAGAGTAAGAAAGCGCCCAGCTCTGCTCTGCGCTATAAATCAGTTTGTACGATCTGAAGATATTATTACGCCCGCCCTGGTTTACGTTCTTCGTGATAAACCACGAATCTATTGCCACACCATCGTCCGTGCTCCCGATCTCGTTCTTTCGGACAAAGCCATCAGACGCGCTTGTGCCAGACAAAAGTATTCCTTCGTCCATGAAATATACGTTGTTATGCTTATTGGTTCTCGGCAAGAAATACTTGATCGTGGTATTGTAGCGCCAGACGAGGTTATTCGCCGTCTGGCCCACGTCGGTTACGTTCAGGCAGTATTCGCCATTGAGAACATAGGCGCACGGCTTCAGAAGATTCGCACCCGTGTACCACGTAACCTTGAAACTCTCCATAATAGGTATAGCTGCCGCGGAACTCGTATTCAGGCGTATTTCTACCTGTACAAACTGGTTCAGCGTGACGCCTGTTACCGGGGCTCCCGGAGTCTGCTGGACAAAAGTCGCTGACGCTACGCCGCCCGAAGTCGTTGCGGACCTCATCCACCACGTAATTGTCTGAGCGTTCAGCACGTACGTTGTATCAAAGTTTCCCCATGTGGCCGGGGTAGCTCCGAGATCCGTGACCGCAGAACGCCACTGTCCTGCGATAAACACATCATTGATCTGAGGAGTTTGCAAGCCATCGGTAGAAGGATTCAGAAGCGCGTACCACTGGAAATATCGAGCCAGGGTAACGCCAGCAGGAATAGCGGCGCCCGCTGTCACTGCAACCCACGCTGTCGGGCTCGACATATCCGCATTGGCAGAGCTGCGGGCAAGGTACGTTATGGAACTGTTTCCTGGAGTTGATACCGAAGGTGAAAAGTTTCCGAAAGACGCAGGAATAAATCCGTAATCCAGAATCTTCGATATAAATGGTGCCGAGAGCATTATCTTCTGAAGTGATGGAGTATACAGGCCGTCGCTGCTTGTAAAAACAGCTCTGACTTGAATGTATTGGCGTGCGGTAGAGGCTATCGCACCGCCTGCTGTAACAGTTACCCAATCGTCCCATGTCACCCCGTCCGCAGACGTTCTTGTACTAAAGGCAAGTGTGGTATTCGTCGGAGTTGCATATATGGAAGACATTATTCCTAATGATTCAGGAGTGAACCCGTAATCAAGCGCCTGAGAAATATATGTTCCCGATGCCACATAATGAATAGAACCGTAATTATCGTAAACCGTTATAAAATAGTGGTAATAAAAAGTTATCCCGCTAATCGTACCTGTCTGTTGTCCGAGATTATAAACACCACTGACAATTTTCCAATATCTGTGTGCTCCGGAATTGCCTGCATACCAAAGATTATTGTCGTCAGAATAATATATATATCCGACACTATTCCACGAAGAAACAACCACACCATCAACTGCCAACGCACTACCGAGATCAATAATTACGGTATACCTTGTTTGACTTGTGTTAGGTATCTGTACCCATCCTGCCGATAACTGTGTTCCCACCGTTGTGGAGTCAACTCTTTGCTGTCTTGGTACTTGGTATCTATCGTCAACAAGTTTCAACACCACGGTGTTCCCACTTGTGATCGTATCTGAAAATGTACCCGCATCCCAATCACCGGAAAGATCCTGCGCCATGAGCCGGATATTCGCCGTCGTATCGTCTATCCCCGTGATAACCTTTGCCCCGAACGTGCCATCGGTAAAAATAGATTTCTGCGACTTCTGCTGAAGCTGGTTATCGTATGTGTCTATCAGGTCAGCGCCGAAAGTTCCTGCGTCAAAATTCGCGGTCTGCGCTATTGACCACTGTCGGGAATTCGATGAAAGCTGTGGAAGAGAAAGAATCCGGTCCCGGATATTGTCGTCTATCAGGTCAACATTCGTTCCATCAGAACGCACAATACCTTCCAGGGAAAGCCAGTATAAATATCCATCAATCGTATGGATCGTCCGATTGAAGGGGCATCCCCTGTTCGTGTCAATTCTTACGCTTCCCCAGTTCGTGATGTCTCCGTCAGTCGAGTACCGATACACGTTCCGATCCTTGAAAACGAACATTGAGTTCTGGTACGGGAATAATCCTGCTCCGCTCTCCCCATCATCTTTCCCCACATAGTCATAGTTCGCTCCAGAAACCGGAGTAAAGTTAGCCTCAGCGTTTGTCGTGTAATCGAAGTATGCGTTCGTCCAAAATAACCCGCTACCCTGGGCGATAGAGTTCAGGCCAAAGAGTCGCTCCTTATCAACCCATATATATTTCAGACCAGCCGGAATGTCTGCCACGGTAAGGCCCACAGGCGTGGTATCGGTAATCTTTATCATTCGGCTTGTCGTATACTGGTGATCCGAAGTATGATCGTTCGTGATGATCGGGTATTTCCCGTTGACCACATACAACTTTCCGTTGTACTGAGCGAATTCATAGTCAGTATCTTCATCAACGGTCATGTCGACGGCGACACTGTTCAGTGTAACCTGATACTTCGTGAACGTACCGGAACCGGCAACCGAGTACCAGAGGAACCCTGCGCAGGCTACCACGTAGTATTTTGTCCCTGATGTAGTTTTATACGTAATACCACCGCGAACAGGGTACGCACCCAGGGTCGTAGCGTTGTACTTGTATTGTCCGAATGCCTGGATAGGAAGAAATTTCTCATTCAATGATATGTTCTGGCTATTCGAGAAAGCGTCGATAGGGCAACGCTCGGGAGGTATGCGCGTGATATGGCCCTTCATGAAGTTGTCAAACGAAAGGCGCAGTTGTTCGTTATCTTTCAGGGGCATTAGAACCTTCTGTAGCCCGGCATCGGGCTTATGTTCTTGCCTTGGCTGCTTCCGTCCATGGAGATCGTCATGAGCGTGTCAGGCATATTGCGAACGAATTCTTTGAGGCTTTTAATACCCTTCTCGTAGATTGATTTCCATTCAGCGTAAAATTGGTTTTTGTCTTCCAGGAGGCAACGATAAACGACACCCGCGACAATGAGATCGTGAAAAGAATACAAATTATTCTGCGCGTTGAAGGGAATATCCGTCGTGTTGATAAGTTCCGTAGGCTGTGCGATATACTCCATCTGGATGGTCGTCCCGGTATCGTTCGGATAAGGAACAATCTGAATGCTTGTCGGCTTATCAATGTACCGCGCAGGCGTCCCGGTAAGCGTCTGCCACGCTTGACCGCTCGGGTAATCGTTCATGTCGAGTTCGGCCTTCAGTATCCCGAATATCCTGATATTCCCGTAAGCCACGCCCACCAAACGCTGGCAACCCGTAGGCTTGCTATACTCAGCGGTACCCGACACGCTCGTATTCGAGGTATCTATCATGCGCAGACACTCGGAGTCCTGGCATATCTTACGCATAACAATGTTCGCCCGACGCAAGAGATCCGTTGTAGGCCAATGTCCGCCAGCAGGCTGCTTGAGCGAACGCAGTATTTCTTCGAGTATCCCGGTATTATTCGTCGTATCTGACCATTGCATTTTGACCGCCTTTTACATTACCCTGACCTTATCCCTACCGTACTTCTTTCTCAATGGCTCCCACACGTTTCTGTCATCAACATCGTTGAGCAACCCCTTCTGCGCTTGGTTTACATAGAAATTGTGGCGTTCCCTGTCACCCTGGTCCGGGAACATCCCGTGCTTTGATATCCAGATATCGAACACCCGTGCACTGGAACCTACCTTGACCATCTTCCCATCGCGCATTACATACGTTCCCGTGGCGTTCCTGTGCGGTAAAACAGCTTTGGCGACACTTTGTACCTTGCGGCCCATATTCTTCACGAAATGAACCACTGTGTCGCATACCAGCGGTATCCCGCGTGTTCTATCAACGAGCTTTATGTTCCGGCCATACCTGTCAACATACCTTGTGAAAGAAAACAGCATACTTCGCCTCCTTTCGGCGAGATTCAACCCCTACGCCCGCCCCATAAGGAGTAAAAGGAGCGGGCGCAGGAGTGAATTCCTATCTTATGCTTACACTTCGTCCGAAGCGCCGCACATCATGCCAACGCTGAAGCACGAATTGAGCATCTTGCCCTCGAACAGACCCTGCCAGGCAATCGTGTCGGAATGGGGCATCGGCTGGCCGAGCTGCTTCCAGTTACGAATGTAGATCTGGAAGTTCTTCTTCCCGCTGGGGTTCGATCCCAGGTTCACGCATCCCATTGCTTCTTTCGCGTAGATCGGGATAACGTGCACCGCTCCCGCGCCCTTGGATTCCACTCCGGCAACGGTTTCACGGTACAGTCTCGTAACTTCTCCGAAGCTGACACCGGCAAAAGTCCCGATGAGGTTCGTTTCCAGGTTGTTCGTCCTATCTTTGTAGATCGAGGCTTTGTTGAAGTCAGGATCGTCAAAGAAGTCGAAGTGAGAATCCGGGTCCAGCAACGACTTGAAATACTTGTTGTCGTAATGCTGCGCCATGAGATTCCCAAGCACCCGGTTTGCCCTACGCATCGACTTCGAGTTGATGGTCGAGGTAGACCCGATTCCCGTGCCTACAGCCACGGAATAGGTCGCACCTGAGCCAGGAGCTACGTCGAACGTATCGGTTGTGAACGTACCCGTAGAGTTCGTGTAAGCCGTGATCTGGCGCGTCTGACCGTAAGCCGGGCCGGACGTGATGGTGATGAACCCACCCGTCCAGTAATCGTCACCGATGCTGGGCTTCGCGGCATCCTTCGCCGTGCGTCCGCTATCCACAACCGAGGTCGCGCTACCCGCAGCAGTCGTGGTTCCGCTGCCGGAATAGTCGGTATTGGCGTCACCGCGCATTCTGCGGCAACCCTGAGCGAACCGTTTGGTCAGGATGTAGTCAATCGAGTTCGCACCCTGATCGGTCACAAGGTCAACCTTCTCTTCCGTTCCCTGGTCAATGGAGGTCAGCTTCCCGAGAAGACCTACGGAAATATAGTCTCCGTAGACAACGGGCGTGACAGGCACTTCCTGGTAGACAAGTTTCTGTCTGCCAGCGAAGGTAATACCGCCGAAATCAAGGGCATTGGTGACTGCTTCGGTGAGTGCCGTGGTGTTTTCTGAGAGGGGCGCATAACGCCAGAAAGTTACGGTCGAACCCTTACCTTCAGGCAGGGATTTCTTCTGGCAAAGGTCATACGCTGAGATCTTCATGCGGGCGCGTATAAGCGCGCGTTTTTCGTAGTACCCCGCTACTGACGGGGGCATATCACTGTAAATGTTCAGGCCGGTAGACATCGCGGGCCTCCTTGTGTTGAGTTTTTTGTGTCAACTTCTACTCTGCTGCGTTGCGGCCACAAGTTTACCCACGATGTGAGTTCTCTACGCCTTGCGACAGGTTTACCGGATGCTCCCGGCTCCTCTGCTTCTTACCTCTTTACGCCTGCAATTTTTTTCAGATCATCAAGAGAAGCTGTTTCTGAAAGCGAATCTATGGCCTTCGCTTTCTTCTCTTCTTCAGATCCTTCGACGTCCGCTGTTTGGTGAGAGGTTTCGGTAACAGAACCTTCTTTCTCTTTCCGTTTGGCCTCATCTTCAGCGGCAGCCTTCTCTTCTGCTATTTTCATTCTGTGAGAGTAGATTATCATGGCATCGTCAAGGCTCCGTAAGTACGGTTTCTCCTTGGCAATGGCGGCAAGCGCCGGGATAATCTCATTCTCGAATTTCTCTTTTTCGCCTTTCTTCGTGTACTCTGCCAGCATCGTGTCATACTCTTTCTGTTGGGCTTCTCTGGCTTCTTTTTCAAACTTTTCTTTGGCTGTTTGGAACTCTGTCTGCTGTTCCTTCTCTTTCTCGGCCAGAGCGTCTTTCTTGAGCTGTTCCTTCATCTGCCGGAACGCTTCAGCGGGATTCGTTTCCATGAGATAGCGCATCTTCTCGTCTTCTATCGCCCTGTCTTCCTCACTCAACGTCCCGTCTTTTACTTCATCCTTCAAGCTCTTCGAGAACTGGTCGAGCATTCCTTCCATGCGAGCCAGACGCTCTCTTGTCTCCGACTCTACGTGCGCCAGCCGGTCTTTCTCCGACTGCGCCCGCCTCATGGCCGCTTCAGCGTTCGGCCCCCACTCGGCAAACGCTTTCATCGTCTTGATATTGTCGGGAATCTTGTACTTTGTACGAAACTCCGGCGTGATGAGTTCGTCTTCCTCGGTCTTGGCCGGCTTCTCAGCTTTCTTCTCTACCTTCGGCTTCTCGGCAGGCATTTCGTCGGGCTCAGGAAGAGGCTCCCCCTTCTCCATAGCCTCGACTTCTTTCTTGGCCTGCTCATTGGCCTGGTTCTTATCTTCTTCAAGAGCCTTGTCGATATCTGGCGGCCTTGCTCCATCGTTCAAAAAGCTCTCAAGCGTACCTACTTCGGGTTTAACCTTTTCCGTCTCCGTGGCGGGGGTTTCCTTCGGCGTTTCCTTTTCTGCCATAATAACAACTCCTTTGAATAGATTTTTACTTCTGTATCGGGAACCCACAGTACGGGCAACACTTCCTGCCACCGAACTGAGGCAATTCCACAGCGTACTTCCTGTCAAACTGCTTCTGACACCGAGTACATACGGCGATTGCGTCAACCGGCTTCGGCGCTTCTACGGGTATGGGAAGCGGTTCGGGGTCATTCGCAGTAGGATTATCCTCAGGCGACGTAGCCGAGGCAAGAGAGCTATCCTGCTCTTCTTTTTCCTTCAACGCCTGCGCTTCTTTCTCAGCCTTTACCCTGGCTTGGTACTTCTCGATGTTCGACAACTTTTTCTCTTTCATGGGGTTCAACTCCTTTTAAATCCTGATGCCTTGTCAAGATCTTCGAGCGTATCAGCCTCGTCAATCTTGCTCTGTACCGAAACAGCTTTGCCGCTCAATATTTCGTACTCGCCCTCAAGCGGTTTCTTCATGTCCTCCTTATCCCACACCTGGCGGCCCATAGGTTTCAACACCTTGAGTTTCAGGACAACTTCGACTTCTTCGTCTACGGAGAAATCTTCGAGGCCCTTGATCTTATCGGAGTTAAGGGTCATCTTTTGTATCGGGTGTCTCTCGGGTACCTTGTCAGATACTGTCATGTCAGTCATTGGTTCCTCCGGGTATCTTTACCGCTTCTGCCTTCAGGGCCTCAAACTCGCCTTCGAGATTCTTCCAGAAAAATTCTTCCATCTTCAGCGGGTCTTTCAGCAACACCACCACGGTGATATTGTCTCCCTTCTTCTCTACCGCTGAAACTTCAAGGTCAGTCTCGCACCGCGCCATCTTTGCAGCCAGTGTCTTCTTGCGCCTCTCTATGCGGGTGAGGAACGCTTTCCATCCATCGGTCTGCATGATCGCGTTGATCGTTACGGCTTCGTCATGGAACTTCGAGTCCTGCGATACTTCCCTGCGTTCATCGGTCACGTGCGGCTCCTTTTTACATCACAGGCGGTCTTTGTACTCCCGGCACATTTCCGTTATTCCCCGGCATAGGGAGTTTCGGCTTGAAAGTAGGCCCCTGCGGGTTCCCTACCTGCCCCGGAACTTTCGCCTGCATCTGCATCATCTTCTGCTGTTTCGCCATCATGTGCATTTTCAAGTGCGCCAGCCTGTTCTTCTCAAAATCGGGTATAAGCTGAAGCGCAATATGCGTCTGGATATGCTCATCGTCATTATCGAGCGGATTAACGACCACCTGAGCACCCTGTGATAAAAGCACGTTCTCATCGTTCGGGTCCATCGCGGGGTCAGTAATCTGCGGCAGGAGAACACGGTTGTCACCGTCCCCTATTGTTTCCCATATCTTCGAGGAAAGGAACGCGAGATCGTGCGTTCCGGGCTTCACGGCTTCAACTTTTAACGCTACCCCGAGATAATTGATAAGCTGTTGTCCGCGGATCACCTTATTCTCGGTCTGCGTAACACCGAGAGGAATGAAATCGTAGTCGCCCATAATAATCTCTTTGGGGTCTTTTATCTCCATGCCGTCTTCGCTTCGGAGCATAGCGTTCGCCGCTGTCTTGCCGAGTATCGCTATCAGGGTATCGCGGGTCATAAGACCCTCGTTATACGAATACTCTATTCTCAAGTATTTCTTAATCACGTTCTCTTCAAAATTCTTGAGCTGAACCATGATACCGCGGCTTGCGGCGTTACCCTGCTGCGTATACTCGGTTGCCGTAGTATCGTACCGGGCTGCAAGGCCCTGTAACGATATGTTCGCCCGCGTACCGTTCTGGATGTTACCCTTCGCCATAGTGATCGCGGCCAGAGCCTCGGTAATGATATTCGGCGGGCGGTCGTAAGCGATAACCTCGCTCGGATTCCCCTTCGTCTTGATCGCTTTGTTGTACCACGTGTTCAGGTTCTGCCCTTCGGCAATCATTTCCTCGTCATACAGCTTCGTAGCGCAGAGTATCTTCGTTATCCCGTCCATACACTGATTTGTGAACGTGTTCAACGATGCCTGGTCCTTCTCAGCTATCTGCATGACGCCCATACCGAGCGACATATCCTCAAGCTCGTCCCACTGGCAGAACAGTACCGGCATTTCCTGTAGATCGTTACCCAGGGACATACGAATAACGGTTCCGATCATATCACCGTTCTCGTCAACCTTCGGCTTGTTATTCTCTACTGTGATCGCCACCGTGATGATACAAAGTTCATCGTACCCGTCCTGGTCGATATCAAAGTAACAGTCAGCCTGAAGAAGCCTGCACCGAGGTATGCCGTCATTGAAATCTCCACTTAACCCCGTAATCGTGTCAAGGTGCGTGAGATTGTCAGACGACGTTTCCTTCTGTCCCGTAGCAACCTGTTCGCGCATGGCTTCGATAACATCGTCCACGTTATCGTTGTATATCTTCCCCTTTTGCGCTTTCAGGTGCGAAGCCGTAACATCGTCTATCTTCTGGATAACTATCTTCTGCTGCTCCCACGGCACCCTGTAATTCCAGTAAGTGTTCCACGGGCTCAACACCTCGAAGTCGGTATTGTCATACACGATCATTCGCTGTTTCTTCGGGACCATGTCGGGACTCCACAGTCCCTTTGCGCCGGTAAAGAAAGATTTCAACGAATCCTTGAACGTCCGGCGCGCCTTCTCTTCTGCGATAATATACTTGTCCTTGTAGACCTGCGTTGCGCGGGCCAGCATAAAACCGTACTTCAGCCACCGGTGAACACTCTTGGTGACTTTTGCGCGGATCATCATTTTCTCGTGCTGAACGTCGGCTATCTTCTTGTAGACTTCGGCGTTCTTGACGTCAGCGTCACCGTCAACCCCCTTGATCCGGAACCAGTCGGACGTCGGGGGAAAGAGTACGTCTATGATGAAATCCGCTATCGTTTGCAGGGCGCGCCTGGTCTCAGGAGGAAACAGCTTCGACAGTGTTCTACTGTCTTTATCCTCTTCGGACTCAAGGTTGTATTGCGCGTCAAATTTCTTCCACTTCGCTTCAAGTCCCGATCTGTTCGAGAAAGACTTGTAAGCGTTGCAGACGAATTTGAGAGCTTTAGCCTCAAGTTCTTTGCGCGTCAGCTTTTTTTCTGCCATAGTTACCTTACTTCCATTCCCAGAAGGATGTTATGCCTACCGTTTTATTCGTCAGATCG